TCAATGAACGGTATCGAGCAGCTTTAACAGCTCAGGGAATCGGGATTCGAAGAAATGCGGCTGCGTCTCGCGCGGATTTGCGGGACTGGTGATGTTCTTGCCGAACATGCAACCTTTCGCTGTCAGCGACCAGAATTTTTTGATGTTGTTAATCGCGGTACGGCTGTATCGTTCGCGTTGTTCAACGATCCCCAGCTTCGCCATCTGGTGATATGCCTGATTAGCCGTCAGGCGGATACCATACTGCTTCAGCAGTGCACTCAGCGACAGCGTCGGGCGGCTTGAGCCATCAGGCGCGTCAGCAGGTGCATCAATGGCATAGCGCGGTGCCAGATTCGGTAAGCCAACAGCCTCCTGGAGTTTCTGACAGGCCCCAAGCACAGATGAGTTAGACAGATTTAACTCCCGGCGCATAAAGTCCAGCAGAATCACGCCAGCCTGCATCTTGTCAGCAGCCTGTCCGGATAACTTTTCCGGCGCGCTGGTTACCATATCGAAAGTACGGATCACCTTCAGATGGAATGACGGGCTGATCCACATTGCATAGGCATACACCAGTTCCTTACAGACATACGTTCCCCGTTCATTTCCCCCATGAATCACACTCACCGGGTCAACACCCAAATTCTGGGTGTTGGTTAATTCATGAACAAGCTCAACAGTTTGTTGGCTGGATAGAAACTTTCCTGGCTCCTTGGTTCTGGCATTTGCACCAGATGCTACTGCTGCGCGATGCAGATCGTTCAGGCTGTAACGCCCATAAGCATCACGACGAACTTCAATACCATCAATGACCATCAGATTATTCATACTTCGTTTCTCCTCTTGATCAGGCAGCTGCACCCGCCGTTTTCTCGTACTTACTGATAGTGATCTCGACCTTCCCTTCCGGGATAACCGGTCCCCACTCCACCAGCATTCTTTTCACCTGACTGTCGTCTTCCCACACCCCCGCGTGGGTCAGGGCGTCAAACAGCGCCTTGTTATAGTTGTCCAGATCGCGGATCCGGTTATCCGGAGGAAACAACACGATCTCCACTGAAGCAGGTGCCGACGTTGGTTTCGGCAGACGACGTAACTGCTCAACTATTGCTGCGCACGCCGCGCTCTGGAATTTTCGCCCCGCCGCGCTTATCAGGCTCTTACCAGCAAACGCCCCTTTGTTGGGGTGTCGCCAGTACGTGTTCACGCTGGGCGGAAAAGGCAGGATCAGCTTCATACTTTCAGGCCCCTCTCATGTAACCAGTGGGTTGCACGCAGCCTTGCGTTTTCCTCACCGGCAAGCAGTGAGCGGATAATCCCGACCGCCTCGCTGTCGTCGTCCTTCACCGCGGTATGAATCGTGATGCCCCGGGCCACGCCACGCTTTATCGTGATGACGCCTTTTTTCTCCAGTGCGCGAAGATGCTCCACCGCTGCATTCACTGAACGGTATCCCAGCATGGTTGCCACCTCCTGATTGGTTGGCGGGAAGCCACGTTCTTTCTGATAAGAAATCAGCATATCCAGCACCTGCTGCTGGCATTGAGTTAACGTCGTCATGCCGCCATCTCCCTGACCAGTTTTTCTGCCTGCTGGCGAACCTGCGCCAGAAAGGCCTCACCACATGCCTCAAGTTCATAGCGCCCGATGTAGCTGATTGCCGGTCCCTTCCAGGTCTTGTCGAAAACAGCAATAGCACCAGCGAAGAAAGCGCCTGTCGGCACCTGCTTCTCATCCTTCGGGATAAACCAGGCAGGCAGTTCAAAACCAATACGCCCGCGAATAAAAGCAATATGATCTGCATCTTCCGGCCACCACACTTCGCTGGTGGCAGCTTTGATCAGGAAAACATAGCGCCCGCCTTTATCACGCATGGCACTGGCATGCTTCATGATGTAACGCATGCCGGTGATGTATTGCCCCTCATGCTGACTGGCGCGGCTGTATGGGGGATTACCAAAGGCAGCACCTTTAAGCTCCGCAAGGCGTTCTGACCAGTCATGCGCCAGCGCGTTGTCTTCCGCCGTGTAATACGCAGCACATTTGGCGTTATCACCGTCAGTAAACAGATCCAGAACAAACGGGCCAAACAGAGTGTTAATTCCCCAGAAAATGTTGTCCGGCGTGCGCCACTGATCGCCCACTTCCTTCAGTTCATGGGCTGGTTTGTTCCGCAGTTCCGCCAGCGCCTGGCAATATTTATTACTCATTAAGCCCCCACGTAATTCCCTGAGAGATACCACTCTTCACCTGATGCAGCCCGCTTACTGCTATTCCGTAAACACCGTTCACGACGCGCCAGAAAATTGTTTCGTTCTGTCTGGGAGTGGCTTTCACGGAATGCCGCCATCCACACCGTTGCAGCACGACGGTATAAGCCCCTGGACTCCAGTACTTCCGCCTGGCGGGTCAGGCACAAAATCACCCGCGGGTCGTTAGTGCCGACATAGAAATTGCGCACAGGTCTGGTTTCACGAACTGGTTGTGGTTCCGGATCCTGCGCTCTCTCAGTCAGGCGCGGGAAATGTCTGTGTGTATCTCCTTCACAACGGTGAGCCACACGCCCACTCTGACGTAACTTGCTTGCTGACTGCAGAACGCGCTGCCGTGAGTAACCTGCAAAAGCATCCGCAATGTCTCCGGAAGTACACCCCGGATGGGCTTCAATGAATTTCTGAACTTCATTCAAAAGACTCATGATCACCCCCTGAATCCTGCCGGGATCTGGCTGTAGTCCACGTTGTCGTAACTGGCTTTGAAGTACGGGTCCTCGCGTCTGGCTGCAGATACCGCAGGAACTTCCCAGGATTCTTCGAAATGACGATCCGGACCAAAGAACGTGACAGCCTGTTTCACAAATTGTGTGCCGCTGTTACCCATCGCAGATACCCAGCCCGCGTAGCGTTTCACACCTTCCAGCATGGTTTCGGGTTTTACCCCCTCATTCAAACGAGCTTTCCAGGCTTTGAAGGCTGCAGATTTTGAATTGCCACCAGCACGTTTGGGGTATGCCAGCCATGCCTGCTCAAACTCCGGAGAGTATTCCGGTCGGTTTGAACGAACTCGCACGGACTCATCAGCAGATGCACCAACAGCTATTGGTTCATTGACTGGTTCTTTGACTGGTTCAAAAGAGTGACTGGTTCTGGGTGAATCTCCTGCACCACCCCCTGGTGCAACTCCTGCACTACCTGGTGAATTTGCTGCACTAGATAGTGAATTATTTGCACTACCCCCTAGTGAATCTCCTGCACCATCAAGATGAAGGAGATAGATATTACTTGAGTTACCTTTTTCACCTTTCCGGGTGACTTTTTTTACCAGCCCGGAATCACAAAGGGCCGCAATATGATTCATCACAGAACGTTTGCTAATCTCGCACTGGTCAGCAATATGCTGGTAGCTGGGCCAGCACTCACCCTGATCGCTGGCATTATCAGCCAGCTTGATCAGAACCAGTTTTCGCAATGGATTACCCACTCGAATTTTCATCGCTTTAACCATCAGCTCCATACTCATGCTGCACCTCCGAGATGCTTCATGTTTTTTCCGGAGCGAAAGGCTATAAGCGGCATACTGACGCGGTAATTACGGCCCAGCGGTTCACAAATCACCTTCTGACATTCACGGTCAACCAGGCTGACACGTAGAACATGCCCTGCAGGCGTGGTGTACCACTGCCCAACTGTAGGAATTGATGTTTTTTTACGCTGAAGCAAACGGCAAATATTGAGGATCAACGGATTAAGCATGACGATGCCCTCCGCTGATATTCAGGAGACGGTGAATATGAAAATTAGCCTTATCCGCCAGACGAATACGTTCAGCCTGCAAGTTAAGAAGGGTTTCTACCAAAACCTGATGCGCCTGCGGATCCGAAAGAGTTACCTTGCGCAGAGCACGTAGTGCAGTTGTTACATAACTGAGTTTATGTAAGTCTTCATCATTCAGACGAGAGAGGGCTGGGACAGTAGCCATGATGGCAGCCTCCGTATGCAATGGATAACTTCCACCACCGGAAACGCCAATTTCGCTGGTGGTGAACTGAGCAGGGTTGGCGTAACCGGCGCATACGGAAACCGGCGCACCTTTCGGTGCCCCCACCCAGCCCACCATAATTTGGGTATAGCTGAGTTGTAGCAACAAAAAAGACGCTAACGCGCCAATTGTCGCCGTATGCAATTCCAGGACGCCAATCCCGACACCCGCTTTATAAGGTGCCTGAACAGTGTAACGTCCCGGAATGGCAGAATCAATGTGCTGGTGGTCCTTCACACTCAACAAAATCACGCCTGAATTTCCACAAAGGACTAAAGCATTCATGCGGGTAGTCTTTGCGAAGATAGATAACGCGCTGTGTTTCTGGCTCCCAACGAATAACATGGACATAAAGCCCTCTTCCGTCACGAAACCAGCGGTTAAGTTCCTGCACAACTCGCCCCCCACAGTCAGGTAAAGTTCTCTGTGGTTACTTACAGCCAGGTGATTTGGTAATCTGCATTCATGCCGTAACAACAGGTGTTCAGCGACGCTGACCACCAGCTGTTGCGACAAACGGTTATTTGCCGTTAAACTGTTCATGCGTTAGTTTCTCCACAGACACAAAACGCCACGACGCCCGGAGCTGCACACTCGCGGGCGTCACTCTTTTCTGGAGCGCAAAAGATTTTGTAGACCAGTGCTGCATGCTCCTGGAGCTTCGAAATTGACAGATACAACTCATCATTAATTGCTGTCTGCTCGTGTGGCTCCACGACCCCATCTTCGATTGCCGAACGAATCTGCTTTGAGTAATTCCCGATCTGTTCGATGACTTCCAGCAGGCGCTGGTTTATATCGGCGTTCTCTACTTCCTCAATTTCAGGAAGCGATACGAACACCCCACCAGCAGACTGTGCGACAGCATCCGCAATGTAGTGAGTGCCAGCCGCGCGCTGTAAAACCATTGCCCATCCCAGCGGGAAAATCTGATCGCCATCGGCACGAAGGCGGTTAAATAATGCGTTCTCTGTTACATCCAGCCAGTCAGCTGCTTCAGCGTAACCACCCGGCAACGCTGCGATAGTTTTTCTGACAGCTTTCACGTACCACTCAGGCTGTTTTTCTACTTTCCAGTGATACTTACCCACGGTTAGCCTCATCGTTCTGTGGTTAAAAATTGAAGGTGTTCTGTTAATCTTTCGGATAGATATCCGGTCTTAAGTCAGATTTCGTAATTGCACCTGACGTGCATTGCTCAAGTTTTTTCGCCAGCACAAAACTGGCTTTTTTATAACCATTGAAAACCAGCCGTAAGTAGCCAGGTGTTGAGCCAACTTTTCCGGCCAACTCGCCCTGCTGTTCTTTGGTTAAAGAGTCCCAATACGCTTTCATACAATATGTACCTCCGATATACATATTACATGATTGAAATGAACCTTCAAGATACTTGCACCTTATCGGTACAAAGGTTTTAATTTCGTTATGAAAACAATCCATGACATCCGGCGGTCTAACGCCAGAAAACTGAGAGATGGTGTTGGCGGAAATTCATCCTTTGCCACCATGATTGATCGCGAGCCAACCCAGACCAGCAGGTTTATGGGGGATGGCGCTACTAAAAATATCGGTGACAGCATGGCACGGCACATCGAAAAATGTTTCGACCTGCCTGTCGGATGGCTTGATCAAGAACACCAGACAACGAACATCACAAAAAAACCTGATGTTTCAATCACTAACAAACAAATAACGTTAGTCCCTGTCATATCATGGGTACAGGCCGGAGCATGGAAAGAAGTTGGCTATTCTGAGGTTGATTTGAGCACAGCAGAAACGTATCCCTGTCCTGTACCCTGTGGCGAAATGACTTATATCTTGCGGGTGATTGGTGATTCAATGATTGATGAGTACCGCCCTGGAGACATGATTTTTGTTGATCCCGAAGTCCCTGCCTGCCACGGTGACGACGTTATTGCATTGATGCACGATACAGGCGAAACCACCTTCAAGCGATTGATAGAAGATGGAACACAGCGTTATCTCAAAGCATTAAACCCAAACTGGCCTGAGCCTTACATTAAGATTAACGGTAATTGCTCTATAATTGGTACAGTGATTTTCTCGGGAAAACCAAGAAGATACACAATAAAGGCCTAATCAATATTTATGAACCTGCTTCGGCAGGTTTTTTTATACTTGACAATGTACCCATGAGATACATAATGTATCCAAAAGAAACATGCGGCAGGCAAGATTCAAACAAAATTTGGTTGTAACACGGCGTATGGCACATGCGTCGTTAGCGGTCTGGGGACGTTAAAGGGGACAATCCACTCCTTGCTCGGGCAAACAAACCAGGTAGCCGGAATGTGCAAGTCAATGATGATGCTGATAAGACGCCTAACCAGCGTGGCGATCCGGTTTGACGCCTGGGAAGAGACCAGGGTGCAACGATGAGGGCATTTATGGAGCCGCGACAAAGTGTGGTGCCGTAACTGGCTAAGTGCTCTCAGCGTTGTGGTCATCCGCGAAATGGCGCGGCGGTAAGTATGGCTGGGTTACTCTTTCCCCGTTGAGGACACCGGATTGTCAGGTTGACCATACGCCTGAGTGACAACCCCACCACAACAGCCACTGCTTTGGCGGTACCAGTTTGTACACTTGCTTCCGGCTGGTACCGCTCTTTTTACAAAACAGAGAAGAGCATCACCGGACGACGGGCTCATAACCCAATCCATCCGGGCGGCTGCCACCGCAGGTGTTCTTCTCTGTTTTGTGGAGAAACCAACCGGCCTTGCAGGGTCGATATGATGAGGAGCAGCAAAATGGCTAGCGAACGCAGTACTGATGTGCAGGCATTTATCGGGGAGCTGGACGGCGGCGTATTTGAAACCAAAATCGGCGCAGTTCTCAGTGAAGTCGCTTCCGGTGTGATGAACACGAAAACCAAAGGTAAGGTCTCACTCAACCTGGAAATCGAACCATTTGATGAGAACCGTGTGAAAATCAAACACAAACTCTCATATGTTCGCCCGACTAACCGCGGGAAAATTTCCGAAGAAGACACCACCGAAACGCCGATGTATGTCAATCGCGGTGGTCGCCTGACTATTCTGCAGGAAGACCAGGGACAATTACTGACTCTTGCCGGTGAACCTGACGGAAAACTACGCGCAGCAGGTCATTAATATCGTTCTTAATTAACTGATTATTTATCTCATCACTGAATATCTTTATATAGTGAGGACTTATTATGTCTCAGAACTTAGACGCAACCGCAATTAATCAAATCCATGCCCTTATTTCTGCTCAGGGTGTTAATGAAATTATCAGTAAGATTGGTGCCGATGCTGTGGCATTGCCTGAGAATTTCAGCATTCATGATCTGGAAAAATTTAATTTAAATCGCTTCCGTTTCCGTGGTGCGCTTTCCACTGCCAGCATCGATGACTTTACCCGTTATTCTAAAGATCTTGCAGATGAAGGCACCCGCTGCTTTATCGATGCTGATAATATGCGTGCCGTCAGTGTACTTAACCTGGGTACTATTGATGAACCAGGTCACGCAGATAACACCGCCACTCTCAAACTGAAAAAGACAGCACCGTTCTCTGCCCTGTTGTCTGTTAACGGCGAGCGTAACTCCCAGAAGTCACTGGCAGAATGGATTGAAGACTGGGCCGACTACCTTGTGGGCTTTGATGCTAATGGTGACGCTATTCAGGCAACAAAAGCGGCTGCGGCAGTCCGTAAAATCACGATTGAAGCAAACCAGACCGATGATTTTGAAGATAATGACTTCAGCGGCAAACGCTCCCTGATGGAATCTGTCGAAGCGAAGACCAAAGACATTATGCCAGTGGCATTTGAATTTAAATGCGTTCCGTTTGAAGGTCTGAAAGAACGTCCGTTTAAATTACGCCTCAGCATTATCACTGGCGATCGTCCTGTACTGGTTCTGCGCATTATTCAGCTGGAGGCGGTGCAGGAAGAAATGGCTAACGAATTTCGTGATCTGCTTGTTGAGAAATTCAAAGACAGCAAAGTAGAAACCTTTATTGGTACTTTCACCGCCTGATTTCATTACTGCAAATGCCCCTGCGGGGGCATTTATGGAAACGTAATTAACTCAATAATCACCGGATGGTGAGGGCTTCCTTTTACCCAAACTCAGCGCGGTGCAGCGCATATACGTGGAGAACAAAATGTCATTTATTAAAACTTTTTCCGGGAAGCATTTTTATTATGACAAGATAAATAAAGACGACATCGTGATTAACGATATCGCGGTTTCCCTTTCAAATATCTGCCGCTTTGCCGGTCATCTTTCTCACTTCTACAGTGTCGCCCAACATGCGGTGCTTCGCAGCCAGCTGGTGCCGCAGGAATTTGCTTTTGAAGCGTTAATGCATGATGCAACAGAAGCGTATTGCCAGGATATTCCCGCTCCACTGAAACGCCTTCTTCCTGACTATAAACGGATGGAAGAAAAAATTGACGCCGTAATCCGTGAGAAATACGGGTTACCCCCAGTTATGAGTACGCCCGTGAAATATGCCGATCTTATCATGCTGGCAACCGAACGCCGCGATCTCGGGCTTGATGATGGCTCTTTCTGGCCTGTACTGGAAGGCATCCCGGCAACAGAGATGTTCAACGTGATTCCACTGGCACCTAGCCATGCCTACGGGATGTTTATGGAACGTTTTAACGAGTTATCGGAGTTACGCAAATGCGCATGAATGTTTTCGAAATGGAAGGGTTTCTTCGCGGGAAATGTGTACCGCGAGATCTGAAAGTGAACGAAACAAATGCTGAGTACCTGGTACGTAAATTCGACGCGCTTGAAGCTAAATGTGCGGCACTGGAAAACAAAATAATACCAGTGTCAGCTGAACTGCCACCAGCAAATGAAAGTGTTCTGTTATTTGATGCTAACGGAGAAGGCTGGCTGATTGGCTGGCGTTCTCTCTGGTACACCTGGGGACAAAAAGAAACCGGAGAATGGCAGTGGACATTTCAGGTCGGGGACCTTGAAAACTTCAATATCACTCACTGGGCAGTAATGCCAAAAGCGCCGGAGGCTGGAGCATAATGACCACATTTACCAATAAAGAACTGATTAAAGAAATCAAAGAACGAATCAGCAGCCTAGAGGTTCGAGACGATATTGAGCGCCGTGCTTATGAAATTGCTCTGGCATCGCTAGAAGAGGAGCCGGTGGCATGGCTGCATTCAGAAAATGGCTTAGGTATTCCGGCAATAACGAGGAGTAAAAACATTGCTGACAGTTGGTTATCAAAGGGCTGGTATGTTCAGCCGCTATATATAGCCAAGCCAGTGCCGGTGGTGCCAGATGCTCGTCCGTCTTTAAATAATGGCATAGTCGGCTTTGATGAAGGCTGGAACGCCTGCCGCGCCGCCATGCTTAATGGTGCCGAACCTGTAAGCCAGACTTACAAGTTGAACGAGCTGTCGGGCAACTCTCTGGTAACTCCGGATGGTTGGATAAGCTGTAGTGGAGCGAATGCCGAACGATAAACAGTATGTTTGGTGTTGGGGTAAGTCTTACGGCTGGACTGAGTGCGATACCTTCGAAGGGTATTACGATTGTTCGAGAAACAAATGGTGGGCAGTTACTGACAATGGGGAAGAACCGGCATCGAAAGTAACCCACTGGATGCCGCTACCGGAGCCGCCGCAGGAGGTGAAGTAATGAACAACTTAATGACAACTAAACAAGTCGCCGATTTCTGTGGTGTTTCAGTATCGACAGTTCTTCGCTGGAACAGCGTAAACAGGAGAACTGGCCAGAAATACAGGCCTGACTTTCCAGATCCTGATATTAAATCCTGCCCAAATAAATGGGCATCACACAAGATTTACAGATTTGCGGGAGTAATTGATTAATATGTATTAGCTTAGATGTGAGCTGACACATCTATGATTAGATGCCAAACCTAATCTGAGCGTCCACTCTTTACCAAGAGCGGACGTTACCAATGACCATATGACATGAATCGATAAGATCAAAACATTATCGCCAAGAAATGTCATACCATTGATACAAATAAAATTGATTACCCCCTTACTCTTGTTGAAAAGTTAGTCGTAGAGTACCTATCGCAATGTAATCAGCTTTAATCATCTGAAAATTACTCCTTAAAAATTAGCTTTTATATACTGAACAAATTAAATCTCTGTTTCTTTTCCTGTTCGGCTCAACCAATACTCCATTGTTTGAGTATGAATCTTTTCAGCGTATATTTTATCAATTAATTTATCTCGTTTTTCTTTAATGACTTTACGCAGTGAATCATATAACATAAAAAAACGTTCATCATCTTCCTCATTATTACCGTAATTTATTTGATTGAGTTCTGAAAAAATATGATAGCACCTTTTTTTTCTTGGTCCCCGGCAATATTAAAACCAAGCTACATTGATCATATTCAAATTCACCTTTATGGGCAGCAAAGTTATGTCTAACATTCATAATAGAATCATGTAAATCTCTGTATTTTTCTGGCACATGCTTTCTCTGCAATGTGAATCGACGCCCTTTCGCCTCTGTAAAACACTTACCGTAAGTAACAACTTTTGATATAAATAAAGACTTTAATATTAGATTCTTTTCTAAATCAGGATAAATAAAGTGTTGTTCTCTATTAATGTTATTACAAATGTTTTTTATTATATTCTCCCAACCAATAACATTCCGAAGATCTTTATCCAGCAACTGTAAGGCCACATATTGTTCTACAAAGCGGCCTTTTAAAGGTATTCGTGGTAATATTACACCTTTCTGCTTATAAACTCTTTCTATCGTATTATCTGGATATTGGATCTTCCTTATTTCTATTCCGTCTTCTTCTGATACCCTTACTAATGGTTCATTTTTTAACTTTGACATGTTAACCCTCTTAAATAAAAAACTAACTTTATCCAGATAGTGTCCGTTAAGAAGTTTTCGTTACAACTAAGTTTCTAGGTAAATCATGAATCAACCTATAGTATCAAAAACATTTGGTGGTAAACATCTGCATTTATCAAATAGCAGGAGCGATTTAGGGGCATAGGGATAGTGATGATATCTATACCCGTGCCCTCTTATGTCAACACAATGGCGTAAACTTAACGCTCACATCTCGCTCAAAGTGTGCTAGGAGATTTGGTTATGTTCAGGTGATACAAACCGTCAGTTTGAATCAGAGATAGTACAATTAACAATCGATTCAACCCTCTTCCACCATGCCTGGTAAGCTTTACGCTGTTCTTCTAGATAATCGCTCTTATCATAAACTTGCCATACCCCTGGCAGCTTATGACCAAGCATAATTTCTGCGATATGAGGCGCAGTAAGATCAGAAAAATTTGTTCGTGCTGTCCGTCTCAAGTCATGAAGAGACCAATGAGGGAATTGATATCCTAAACGCCGCCACGCGTACTGCATTAAATTGTAAGGCAGCGACTGTAATGATGTCCTACCGACTGGCTCCCTGCTTCCTTCCTTAGTAAAAAGCATATCGGAACCGTTGTTCATAGAGATAACGTATTTTATAAGCTCTTCAACCGGTTCAATAATGGGCCGCTTTAGCGGTTCGCCTGTTATGTCCCCTGTCTTATGTCGTTCAGGTGGTACAGTCCATACCTTATTTATGAAATCAAAATCACCCACCCTAGCAGTAATTAGCTCCGAACTACGGCAACCAAAATGCAGTAATAGTTTAATGAAGGCCCGGTATTTGGGAACCATTCTAGAGCCATCGATCGCAGCATAAAGAATTTTAATTTCATCGTGTGTCAGAAACCGTTTCTTCTGACCTTTACGGATATCCATATCTTTACCCGTGATATCCGACAGCGGGCGAGTTTCAATAAGCTTTCTCTTATACGCCCAGACATGGGCCTGCTTTGCGTTAATTAGCAATCGGTCTGCTATTGCTGGAGTCTTAGTGCTAAGAGGCTCCAGGACTTCTAACCAATCATGCAATGTAGCTGCATCGTGAGGGATATTCCCGATTTTAGAGAACAGGTGCAGCTCAAACGAGCGGAGTATCTGTTCAGAACCCTTTTTATTTTTTACACAATATGCTTCATACCAGGCACGGATCACAGACTCTACCGTCATGGCTTCAGTAGCTTTTCGTTTTTCAGCCTGCTTGACCAATCGTGGATTACGGTTTGACTCGAGTTCACCACGGAGACGGATAACTTCTTCTCTGGCCTCTTTTAATCCAGTTGCCGGGTAAGTTCCGATATCAAGACGCTCACCTTTCCCTGCCCATTGATAACGATATTGGAACACTACGCGACCTTTCGGTGATACTCTGACAGACAGACCATCACGATCGGATTTAACCAAAACCTTATCACGTTCCTTTCCAACGACTGAACGCAACCACGCATCAGACAGCGCCAT